TTTGGTAGTGATGCACAAGGTTCTGTATTAAGCATAAACCGAAGCCCCGGAATATCCTCACCAGTACCAAGCATCTGAGCAGTTGCTGATATGATATCGTAACTCTTATAATTGTCAACCTTATTCCCTGTATAGAAAGCACAGGTTTTATACTCATTATTGGTTGCACTTACTGCTACGTCATTAAAGAAGTTACAGGTAGATTTCTTTGATGATAGGATAAGAGTCTTTCCATCCATCTTCTTCTGGTTTAAGAAGAAGTCAAGCATGTATCTTACTTCTTTCTCAAGGACTCCTTTCTCTAATTCATAATCAATATAAGCAAATCTGTCAAATCCTCTCTTCTTTCCAGTTACTCTGATTTCTTCCATTGGGTTTGGGTGAGAGTTAAATACAACTGCAATGTAGACAATATGTCTACTACTATCATCTCTCTTAATCTGTAACTTCGGGACCATGTTAAATACTCTCTGGAAGATTTGATTATCTCCATAGTTAGATAGTTGGAATGTAGCTGTAAGATAGAACGTTCTTCTTACATTGGTTGCATAATCAATGAATAGAGTTCTGGCGTATTCCTGATGTGCTTCATCGAATACCTTGATACCAATTCCAAGTCTCTTCATTACTCTATCTAAAGAGTCCATCCCATAACGGTCACAATAGGAAATCAATAAACTCCTAGTGACAATGTATATCTTATGGTTTGCACTCGGTTTCTTCTTTAAAAATCCATGTATCTGTCCTGAAGTCGTTAGCTCCACGACGTTTGGACCACCCATGTTTGTATATTCTCTAATCCTTTCCATCCACTGTTCTTTAAGTGTCTGGGTTCTCATGATAATAATTGCTTTCTCGTTTAATCTCTGAATTGCCGCAATAGTACAGTAAGTTTTACCTGCACTTGGAGGCATTACTAATACCCTCTGTGTTGCATACCTTAACGATTTAAACTCTTCCTCCCCAGTTAAGAATCTTATTGCTTTCTCCTGATTCTCATCTCTAGGAGGTTTCTTCATAAGATAGTTACATGGTGTTGCTTTTGACTCATCATCTACCGGAGTAACCGGTTTTCCATTCCACTGTTCTAATAAGAACTGATCATATCCTCTTGGCACATACAAAATCTCATTCTCTTTGTCATAGAGGTACTTTGGGTAATCCGTATAGGACTGGAAATCATGATAGGTCAAACTTCTTTCTAGGGGCTTATTCTCACCCAAATTATAATCATAAATTTCATAATGCGTATTGTACGCATATACTCGATTCATTCTCATAAGTCTTCATAACCCTCCTTTCCTAGAATTACTAAATTGTCAAATAGGGTACAAAAAGAAATAGGGTTGGAAAGATTTCTCAATCCAACCCTACGTGGTTGTTTAGTCCACCTTGCAGATTTCAAGGTACACTTTCATTACGTCCTCAGAGATGAAGAACATGTCAGTCTTTAACGTTTTCATCTTCGGTGTCCGGTGCGTAGCGAATACTACATAACCGTTGTTTGCAACCTTTGAAAAGCTAAGTGATGCTGCGACGATGTCGTTATCGTACAGAATGAACGTTCCATGTGACTCAATCGGGAACGAAAGCGGAGAGTTTACTGTCGTATTAAGACAGAGTGAAATCCGCTCGATTTCCGTAGGTGTCAGCAGGAGTGACATCGTGTTGATAACCAGACGTACATTTCCGTCTTCGGTCTTCTTAAACTCAAAACGCTTATCTGACGTTTTCGGTGTTTTCTTAGCTGCCATAGTTTCTTAACCTTCTTTCCTTAATATTAAATTGGTGTAGTCTCCTTATCTTTCTTATGATAATGATAGATGGTCTTCCCTTCTCCTATGATATCATAGTCTCTTGGCTCTACCACTTCATCATCAAAGTAGAGATTACGATAGAATCTAAGCCAATAGGAGTTTGCATAGGCGACAAGTTTCCACAACTCCTCTTCCGACGCCCTTTCGATGTTGTCATTCCAGATGTATCTTGGACCCATCTCAGCATCTGATTTATAGCAGTACTTAGCGAATGGTTCCACCCTGTCTGCATCGTCAGGAAGTACAAGGTGCTCAGTCACATAGGTTCTTACATCGTCACATAACCCTCCGAATATACATTTCCGAAGAGTCTCGTCGGTGTTTAAATCATTTGTAGTGATAGCACCCAGTAACTCCCGACTAGGAAGAGGTGTGTAGATGTCATTGATGATATGTAAATACTCATCAATTGTGATAACGTTGTCGTTCAGTAGTTTGTTCAAGTAGTCAATCTTCATGTAGTTCTCCTTATTCTATGCTTTCTTCTCCATAATATTCCTTATTCTCATCAATCTCAAGACGTCTCTTATACCACCAATCCAAATCGGATGTCTCATATTTATCATAGGTGCTTGTAAGCTGTACCAACTGATACTTGAGATAAGACGCACTCATAGATACAGAGAAGGATGGATTCTGTTTCAGTGCTACCAATACAGATAGCATTACATAATCTTCCGGCATTACCACACGGGCAAAATCCGGTCTTTTCTGCTGGTTCATTGGTTTCCTAATTAACTGTCGTATAATCATTTCACCATGTACTGCCGTCGCATCAATCTTAGACTCAATGGTAAGATCCAGCATCATCTGAGCCATCTCTTCATAGGTCGTTGCACCAGCATGGTTCTGATTATGGATAAGAGCTTGTATCTTCTTCATCGGTGCCGTAAGCTCATTGTTCTTTACGTCAACCATGAATACAAACTCCTCTAATGATATATCCTCGAAGTCCAGATAATAGTACTTCTGATGATTGAAGAGGTCAACCGTACCTTCGGACATACGCATGAGTAAGTCATCATGCATAAAGAGCTCCTTAGTGTTTGGATCGATGAACTCAGTGACTTCCATCATGTCCTTCTTCTTACTATGCAGATTCTTTACTACATAGAATCTCGGGACAAAGTAATTCAGACGATATTCTAACTCATCATCTGTGTAATCTCCCATATTGGATTCGTCGAAGGGTTCATCTTCTGTTTTCTTCTTCTTTTTCTTCTTATTCTTATTACCATTACCGAACTTCTTGTTTCTTTCAATGTCGTCATCGTCACTACTATAATCGGAAGACGATAAGTCTTCTACCATAATGACGAGGGAATAGAGTTCCATATCTTCAAGGTCAGGGTTTAAGATGATATCCGTTGTTGCAATGATGAAATACTTCTCGAAGTCTTCTCCAAAGTCAATCATCTTAGATGAAGTACCTTGGAAATGTTTTGCGGATAACAAACCCTGAACGATTGGGTTGAACTCTGTAAATGCTGCATAACATCCAGCGGAATACAAATCCTTATTCGTATGGTAGAGTTCTCCATAACACTCTCTACATACTCCGTCTGGGGCAGCACAAGTAATCGGTGATCTGATCCAGATATCCTGTCCAATCAGATCTTCGTCTGTGTCAAAGTCAATGATCTTATAATTGTCACCCTGATTAAAACGATACCGGCGACCATTCAGATTCTTTAAGTGTGTTTTCGATTTCACTGTGATTGGTATTGGATTACAACTTCTGCAATCACATACCGTCTTACTGAGTTTTACTTGTGCACTAAGAAGTGCTACAAGGATTAACACATAACCACCCGGTCCCATGAACTCATGGTTCGTTACGGCAGCTTTACGACCGGAGATATTGTTGATATAATACTTCGGAATAGATGCCAAGTTGCCAGTGGTATAATTGTTATTGATAGGAGTGGAGATAGTTACTCCATCTTCATTCGGTTTATTACCAATAATGGAAACAAACTCTGCAAGCTGTGCGTTCTTAACAGCTTTTGCTCCGACCATTGCACGAAGAGTCGTAAGTTCCTCATCATCTTCGATTCGTGCAATCTGTTTCCGGTCGTATTCATGTTTCTGAGCTTCCTGCTCTGCCGGTTGTTTCGTATCATCAATCTGTACATAGAGACCTTCCTTAAAGTCCGGCATCCTCTTTGCCATATCTCGGATTTCCTCTATAGAGATTGAGAGTCCAATGAAGCTGTTGAACTTGAGTGGAATTTTGTTAAGCAGGAAGTTTGTATCTGCAAATGTCTCACTTCTTGTTCGATAACCAATCTTCTTGGCATAGGGTTTCGCATAATACTTATTCATATAACCTGCGATAAACCCAGTACTCATCTTTCGCATCATTGGTTTCGTAACCACATGCTCATCACATAACGTAGATGGGTCTGCGGTAATCATCGGATACCAAAATGCGAGGTTCAGTACAAAGTGTCGGAACTCCAAATGTTTTAGTTCCTCATTCTTATCATCATGGAATTTGAAATACACAGGATGTTCCCTAAACTCCTTATGCTCAAATCCATGGAGTTCACTCAGAATCATACTATTATAGAAGCTCTGATAGAACTCTTTGTAATAGTCCGGATCATGACGTTCCTCACCTTCTCGGATACCTTCGTTGATAATATCGTCGATAATGAAAATCTTATCGTCGAGCATTTTCATGATGTCCTTGGCTTCAGGAGTTAATCCGGTGTCGATTTTGTTGACATCAAAGTCATCAAAGATTTCTAAACCTTCTTTCAAAATCATTGTTACTTACCCTCCTTTGTTACTTCATGTCTATGTACAAATTTGTGAATCACATCACAAGATTACACACATCCATGTACGAACGATTAATATATGAATAAAGAATGAATGAGGAGTCCCATTATTAAGATTCCTCATTCACCATTCTTCTGTGTTGATTAATCGACGCAGACCGTCTTTGTTTAACGCACTCCACCCGGAGTGGTCTGAGAATTGATCTTACCCGTCAGCTTCGTTGCAATAGAGTTGAACTGCTGCTTAACTTTCGTTGGCGGCTTAACATCTCCTGCCAAAGCTTTCTTGGTCTCTTTCTGAGAGCGTGTAAGAATGTTGCCAGCTTTCTTCACCGTCGGGTGATTGCTGCTCTTTGTCTTGCTTGCCGTCTGTTTCATGCGGCTTCTTGCACGCGCTGCGTATTTCTTCTCCAACCGGCGCATCAGATACTTTTCCATACGCCAGATGGTTTCCAGCTTCTTGTAGTCTTTGTTATCATCGTCTTTTGCACACTGCAAGATTGCGAGTTTGTAAGCCTTCTGCTTCTTCGCTTTCTTGTCCAGCCTAACGATGGATACTTCGAGAATCGGAGCGTCTTCCGGTGTAACACCTTCCATTAACGTGCCGGTGCTCTCTTCAGTAGAAGTGAACTTATCTTCCGCGTCTTCTTCGCAAGCTTCCTGAATAGCCATGGAGAGTAAGCAACCCATGTCGGTATCGGTCATATGTTCATATACGACCTCACCAGTCTGTACGTTACCGCCCTGCACCAAACTACTGAGATTAGACATAGTAATCGTCCTCCTTCCTCTAATTTTATTGATGTGTTAATCGATGTCGTTCTATTAGGCACCAGTACAGCTAAGGCTAATAGAAAACGGATCTGTTGGAATTTCTGTAAAACAATACACCGTGATCTTGTCGGTCCCGGTAACAATTTCATCGATGCAGCCGTAGGCAATACGCTCTTTGTTAAGAGCGGCTGTGGTTGATGCGTCTGATACCAAACCAACTACGGGGTTATCATTTTCAGTCATTCCTTTTACGGAAATCGTTTGATAATAACCCTCACCATCTGTATTCTCTTCCCAACCTGAAGTCGGAATCTTTACAGTGTATCGTCTTGTATCGTCCAACTGATCCTGAATGTTTCCTTCAAGCCCTGCAAACAATTGCACGCCCACATCGATTTCTTCCAACAAAGTACCATCTTCATTAGAAGCCAATAACCTTCCACCATCGAGGTTTGATAAGCCGGTTCCACCCTTGGTAATTGGAAGTGTACCTGAGACCATGTTTGTAAGAATCACCGGATATGCTACTCCGTTGATAATTACCACAGGAACATCCACCGTAGATAAACCACTTTTCTTCGATGATGCTTTTAGAGGTGCCTGAACTACTTCTTGTTCTGAACTTGCAGAATTTGCACTTTCATAAGTAGCCATATATTTTTACCTCCTTTAAAGTCATTACAGATTTGTTGACTCCACATTTCTTGTGTTTTAAACATATGAACGAAACTATATTAAAGTTAGGACAAATCAAAGATATGATTCTTGGTTGTCTTCTTATAACCCTATTGACATCTCTATAATCGAAACTTTTAAAGGAGGTGATTGTAGCTTGTTAGATCAAGACGTATTAGTACAATCCAAGTTCATACATGATTGGGTGGAAGATAATGTCATCAATTTCAAATTACAATATCCGAATGCGAACGATAATGTGTTAAGGAAAATCCTTACAGATATCGCTTCGGAACATATAAAAAATCACGCCGCTACTCTCCATAATGATTATCAGGACGACATGCGGGTTCGTACCGACCTATTAAAATTATACGATTGGTATTATAAGAATAGACCAATTGCAGCAGGTCATGGTACTTTCTTTTATAATCAGGACATTCGTTCCTCACCTATCCAGAATGTTATCGACGGGCGTATTGGTGCCCGTAAGGATTACCAAAAGATAAGGGATACTTACATTGGTCCCGGTGGAGATACTACATCATATGAGTATCAATATTATGAGATGATGCAGATGGAGGCTAAAGTTAAGATTAATGCCATTTATGGAGCATTTGGAGCAAAGACATTCCAACTTTACAATATCTATACCGCTTCCAGTACAACCGGCACTGCTCAGTCTCTTATCTCAACAACGGCTATGGCATTTGAAGCTTTCTTAAATAATGCCGTGAAGTTTAAGTCATTAGGCGAACTTGTCAATCTGGTTACAAATGTCTTAGTAAAAGACGAAAGGAAATTATCCATTGATGGGTTAAAACCAGTTCGAGACCCTGAGATTGTTTTTAATCTCTGGAAGAGTCAGTTCTTAGAATGGAAACCGGAGTATGAACCCACTATGAGAAATATCTTGCGTCATAGAGACGTAGAAGACTTGACGAGGCTCTACTATATCAACAATCTATTTGCTCTGGTAGAGAATGACATCATTATGTCAAGATTGGTTCGTATCTATAACGTAACGACGCAGTTTAGAAACCCAAATGAAATTCCTGAGAATATCAAAGAGGATTTGGAGTTCATTTGGGATTATTGCAGGGAGTTTGTATTCTACAACCATGCTTATACAGAACAGATTGACCGGTTAAAACATGACCCGAGGTCAAGAGTTATTCTAATTGATACAGATAGTAACGTTATCAATATTAAACCTTGGGTAGACTGGACGCAACAGCATGTATGGATTCGTTCTACTTCAGCTATGGACGAAAATGATATGCGATTCTGTAGTGTAAACATTCTGGCTTACTTAGTAACTAGAATGGCTAGAGAGTTATTAGATAGGTACGCTGATGATTGCAACGTATTACCGAGATTCCATAAGAGACTTAACACCAAGAACGAGTTCTACTTCCCTAAGGTATTACTTGCAAATGTAAAGAAACGATACATTGCAGATATCAAGTTAAGGGAAGGAAAGCAGGTTAGTAAGATTGAGCTTAAAGGTCACGACTTTAAGAAAGCTGGAGTAAATGCAAACATTGAATCTGAGCTTATGGGTATCATTAAGAAAGACATTATAAATGACCCACTTGTAAATGTCGTTGGTCTCATGAGAGATGTCTCTCAATTAGAGAGTAAGATAAGAAAGTCCATTGAGGATAGAGAAAGAACTTACTTGGTTCGTATGAACTGTAAGGTCGGTCGTTCTTATAAAGACCCATATTCTCAAGGAGCATTTACTGGTCCATTATTATGGAACTTGATTAATCCAGATAATGTGATTATGGTTCCGGATAAATGTGATGTGGTATTCCTAAATATCCCAAACGAGAAAGTACTCGATGAGAAATTGGCTCCAAAATTCCCTAGGGAAGCTGAGATTATAAGGAAGAACATTTTCCATGGTGGAGTTCCTCAATTTGAGAATAAGGGAGTCAGTTATTTAGCGTTACCAAACGATAACAGTAAGATACCGGAATGGGTGTATCCGGTTATTGATACAGAAAGAATCGTAACCAGAAACTCTGGTACATTCTATCCCGTATTAAAAGCACTCACATTCGTCACTATTAAAGCTGGTGACAATGAGTATTCTTCTAATATCTTGAATGTCTAATACACTTTCAGGATGCTACTAACAAACTTTCAAAACCCAAAAATAAAACATAGGGAGGACTAAATTCATGGCATTTAATAATGCAAATCAACAGGATCGTACCAACGTAACCACTCGTGGGTACAAAACATCTAATATGAACGCTCCAATTCCAACATCATTGGGATGGGACTTTCAGGACGATATGTTAAAGCTCATCTTTACACCGGAGCTTCCGGATAATGAGCAGACAGAAAAGAGGAGATACGATTACGATCATAGCTGGATAACCTGCGTATCAAGACCGAAGTGTATCGATCTCTATAATCAGGTAAATGAAAAGGTTCGTCCGGCTATGGCAAACAAGGAGCCGAAGTTCGTATCCGTACCGGTTGCTACAATAAACCAGATTGGTATTGGAACGATGCAGGACGAGAAGCTGGGTACTATTGCGTACCTCAAGTTAGTCCGGAACATCTCTCAGGATTTAAAATCCAAGGAGCAGATCGTCTATGTCTTCCGTAAGGGAGAAGTAATTGTCGATTATGACAATGAGAACGGCAAGTACGATACCAGAGAACTCACGGACAACGAGTTCGAGTTGTTCTTAAGTGATATGAAGAACTTCGTTGATGCCGGGTCTAATGCATACAACCATGCAAACCGCGTAGTCGACAGAACATACAAAGAGATGATTTCTGGTGACATTCGGGCTATTGGAGCAAAGGTTGGTGCTACAGTCAGCACACCGTATGCGGCGCAGAGGGGCGGAGCAAGATATGGTCAGACTTCATTGTTTGACAATTCATCCATGAACGCTCCGGCGGATCAGATTAGTTCACTCGATGAACTCAACATCGAGTTTGAGCCGCACGAATAATCGAATCAAACGATAACAGTTTAGGGAGATTAAGGGATTTGTAATAAAACTCCCTTAATCTCCTCTATATTTATATATTAAACCATTACTTTAAGGAGGTGAATAAATGATAGCGATAATTCTTGTCATTGTTGTAACGATATCAGCATTTGTATCCGGTGCATATGCTGGATACAATTACGGGCATAAAACAAACAGTGTTGTTATCAGTTGTCTACAGAATGAGAATGACCGCCTTATCGAAGAAAATAAACGTTTACAGAAAAAAGGACGTTTTTATGTAATATCATCAGATGGATCAATTAAGGAGGTGAAAGAGAATGAAAGCAACGGATGAAGTAAAGGAGTTCTTAGAAGGATTAAAGGGAGACATCTCAATTGGAAGCGCATTAGTTGACATCGTAAATCAGGACGAGAAGGATATCCGAGTGGATGTTACAGATCGTATCTTATCAAGAATGATGCAACTCGATGGTAGCTGGAGAGATTATGCTCTTAGTAGTGTAGATATTATCTACGATGAAGATCCTCTCCGTCTTACAGAATCATTGGAGAGATATGGAATCATCCAGTTTATGCCGGTGATTCGTGGTCAGGATACAGGAATGATCTTTGTCTATCGGTTTATCTTACCTGATGCATATGGTAGGGTGTATGATAGTATTGGCGCGTTCCATGTTATCTTACGGCAGGCGAATGGAGTTGTAAGAACGAGAAGGATTGTTGTATATGGTTAGGGAGGTTACTGGGAATATGAAATCTAAGTATATTGTGACAAATACGACGGCAACCGGAGAATATACGCCGTCTGTATTTGACGAGTTGGAGGAAGCCAGAATATTCTTATTAAAGACTACAGCGAAGAATCTTGTAACAGGGTACGATAACCGTACACCGAAAAATGCTCCGCTGGCGAAGAACGCTCATAACGCAATAGAGCTTATGGAAAACAACGAATGGGGAGATACGTCGACCGATCTTATGACTGCAATTGAGTATGGTATTATGCCGTATATCAATAGTCAGGGAATTACCGGAGCTACGATTAGCATAACTCCACACTCCTCTGTCATTACTTATTCAGATGATACGGAGAACCGCATGAATATTTATGCGATTATCTTCGATGAGCAGTCTGATAAAGTAGTAACGACACAACAAATACACTAAACGGATAAAGGCGACTACTAGTAGTTACAACTAGCGTCGCCTTATTCAGTTTTCTTATAGATTGAGGAGGTAAAAACTATGGTACAGAAGGCGTTATACAAAAGAGCGTCTTTTTTTATAGACGTTTGCAATGTTTTATTATACGTGGATCTGTTTTTATATCACGAGATGAGAGCGAGAATAAAGACGGATGCATGTTTACAATACTACTTTGGAGAGAAGCTCCCTATGGTTGACTTAACTCCGGAGAATGACATCTGGCTTATTCATGAATTCTCTAATAAGGATCATCAGAATATCTTAGAGGACTGGATCGATAAAGACCGGTTCTTAGAGTCAAACGCAAAAGTCACTTACATCCCGTATCTAATGACTCTTTATTCGGATATGTTAAATAATCCGATATGCGACCAGTATGTACAGGTAACAGAGTTTGGTTCCGCATTAAAACTTCTTATGAAGGATAAATCTTTAAAGAAGTTATATTTATACGTCCCATTTGATTCATCAGTTATCTTTGATAATCTGGGTGAAATGTTCTTGGGGCATGGAACGGATCGAATCACTGTCCTTACTGGTGAGAAAACTAAGAAAGCATTACCCGTTGTGGATTCCTATGTCTTTGAGAATGTCAGAGATGTAGATGGACTACTTCGGGTTCCACATACATCTCTTACAGAGGTACTGATTCCAACGTACAACTTCAATATGGTGGAGGATCGTACTGACATAGAAAAGCTAGTGGAACAGATTACATTCTCAAGACTTAACTTAAAAGAAGAACCACACGAGTATGTGGATAAATACAATCTGTCGTTAAACACGATCAACGTTCCAATCTAGCTAAGAAACTATATAGTGTGTAACAAGAAGGTAACTGAAAACAAGGAGGATTAACCTATGATTTCTGTAGAAGAAACAAAGTCTACTCCTACAATCAATCTCCAACCCAACGTAATTGATGGGGATGAGTTGCAGGAGCTCACGAAAACTGTATTCGCTCAGATGGCGAAGTACGTCTCTCGTACATACGGTCCATTTGGCGAAAACACCGCTTATCAGGAAGGTGGTAGAATATTAACCACCAAGGACGGTTGGACAGTCGAACAGGGTATTATCTATCAGAAGAGTGTACTGGCAAGTCTCGTTCGTAAGATGATTATCGACGTATCAACCGCAATCAATGCAGGAGCTGGTGATGGAACAACCACCGGTCTTATTGCAGCAAATGAGATCAACAATCTCATCATGGAATACAAGCAGGAGCATCATGTACATAACAAGTTCCTCGCTTCCGCAATTCAGTATTGCGTAGAAATGATTTGTCAGGCACTTCGTGCTTCGGCAACCAAAGTAACCGAAGATAACATGGAGGACATTATTTATCGCATCGCCTGTGTCTCTTTGGACTGGGATACAGAGTATGCTGGTTTTATCCGTGATATCTACAAAGAAACCGGAAACACGGTTATCCGTATTCAGGATTCCGGTACGGAGAGTAGCTTCGTAGAATACCGTGATGGGTATGATTACCCAGCGAAACTCTTAAGTGAGTTTAAAGTAAATGCATTAGGGGATAAGAAGTATGAGATGAACAATCCGGCTATTCTGATTTTCTCTTATACGATTAACTCCGATATGTTTGAACCGCTCTTAGCTGCGGCTACAATCATAAACATCAAGCTCGGCAGAGAGCTGGTTGTTATGGCACCAAACTTCGAGAAAGATTTCCGCGATGCCTATAACTCTATCTGCATCCAGCAGACTAAGAGAAATCAACCACTTCCGAGTCTCGTTATGGTAAAGTACTTTGCAGAATATAACATCGAGAGAGAAATGCTTATTGACTTAAGCTTCTTGCTCGGTGGAACCATCATCTCAAAGGAACAGAACGAAGCGGGAGAGATTATTAAGGAATTTAACCAGACAAGAAAGCTGCCGGAACCAAACAGGCAGGCTTATAAGAATACACCGGACTTCAACAAAGCCCATGAAGAATGGGATAGAACCGTGAAAGGTTGTGCCGATGATTTCATCGAGAAGATGACAGATTACATTGGTATCTGTGATGGTCTTACTGTTGATGACAAACTTCTGGTGGTATCTGGTTTCGGTGACATCGAAGGAACCGGTGCTTTAGAGGCTCGTATGAACGCAATTCAGGGCGAGATCAATAAGGCTAAGAAAGACATGACTGCCAAGAGTATGTTCACCGATGAGATTAAGATGAAGACGATCCGGTTAGGAAAACTTCGTCTTAAGATGGGTATTATCCATGTCGGTGGATTCGGCGCAAGTAACTTAAAGGCTAAACGCGATGCGCTTGATGATGCAATCAATGCGTGTGCGAATGCTTATACAGATGGTGTCGTATTAGGCGGTGGTATTGCTATACCACAGGCTATCGACCGACTTGCATCCAGACGTCTTACAGATGAATGGAACCCGGAGAGAGACAAAGGAATTGACAATGAACTTGTCGATGATATCCTTAGTATCATCCGGTCAGGGTTCTTTAATACTTGGAATGTAATGATCACGAACCGTTATCCGGAGGGTGTCGTTGATGACATAAGCATTGAGGATTACGAGGGATTACAGGAAGTTATTGATAACAGAATTGATGCAACTTTGTACGATGCAGAGGAAAAGGACGAGGTACCGGAAGCAAACGGTGCTGTCTCAGTAGTAAGTGCACTTAAGTCATTATTATATGACCATAACACTTGTATTACTGAGGACATCATTGAGTACTCTATCAGTAAAGGAAAACCGTGGAATCTTATTACCAAGAAACTGGATGATGGAATCATTCATCCGGTTAAGGTAGAGACAGAGATTATCAAGGGTTGCCTTAATCTGGTACTCAATACAACAACAATCAACCAGTTGCTCTTTGCAAGTTATGAAGGAGCAACCGAAGAACTGGAAGGAATGAGGGAGGTGAAATAAGTAGCCATGTATTTGTCGGAGTTTCTTGAAAATCCAGTTGGAAAGGGAGATGCATCTATCCCTAATAAGACACTTATTATGGGGGCTTTATCTGGAAAGTTTGATAACCTGATTAACAGTCCCAAAGGCGCAGCCATCAAGATGAGAATTTATCGCAATGCTGCTAGTGACGAATATTGGTTTTGGTTGGTTATACCAACGGAAACCCAGAGGGATAATACCTATGATGTCGTATTCCATTTCTTTGATAGGGAGAAAAGACATCGTAGGGATTTATCCATTGCCAAATATGATTTTCAAGTCTTCACGAATACACCTTCGTTTGCATATACATACGCGTATGTATATCAGCAGGCAGGACTACTTATACCAGAACTTGCAGAACGTCTGGGGAGAGAGCCAATTACTCAATCCCCGGATGTAAGGAATCGAAATCAGAATATCATGTACGATAAGTATATCTACTTTGCAGCTCGATATATCTTGGAATCTAAAAAGATGAATCGAGTTACCGCAGAGATGGTATCAAAGTATTATGATGAGAAGTATCTGAAATCGCATATCCGAACTCTCAGTCAAATTATGGAGGAGTACAAAAAAGCAGAGGATAAGTTAAAGAAGAAAAAGAAGGCATCCGAAAACCATGGAGGAGACCGTGCTGGATTACCTAAGGTACGCAAAACTACAGATATTGGTTCTACTGTAAACTATGTAAAACCCGGTAGGAAGACTGGTGGAACTGTATCTAAGAGTGCGCATCAGAAGTCTAAAGTACGGAAATCCCGTGGTACAATCCCAAAAAGATAAGGGTGCTTTCGTAACTATATTAAGTTACATGAAGAAGTGAAGGGAGGACTTGTAAACATGGCACGAAAACGTTTTACAAGGATTGATGAGTGGGCGGGTTTTCTCACTCAAGAAATGTACGATAAGTTTCTGGCAGACGCCTATGCCAACAAGAAGAAAGACAAAGATGAGGATAAAGATAGGGACATTGCGTATTTCAAAGCGATGGACTTAACAACGTTGGCAAAAACAAAGAACGACATATGGGTACTTGATGAGCATCCGGACATCCGTATCAACTATAAGAAAGCTCTTCCAAGGTCGATGAGAAAGTCGATGTATGATACCGAGGAAGAGGAGAGGGATGCGGAGACATTTACGATTGGTAGAAAGGCTTTTCAGAATAAGCTGGTTCTCGTATGTCAATACTTAAGCTACTTCACAGAGTTCTATGATCCAGAGAAAGAGTTGTTTACGTTCTATATGCATATGAAGAACATCATTGACAGTGGTAAAGAATCTCTTACGGTTATGGAATTTAAGAAGCATCTTCTGGGTGGAATTTTTCGGGATTCTAACATGAAAGAGAACGTCTATCGGTTGGTTGAGGATAATCATTATATTGATGCAACCGTAGACAGAAAGACCGGACGTGTGTTTAATGGTCCGGATGATTTTACAAACGATGATATCAAGAGGCTTCTTGCCATCAGTATGGTGCTTAAGATTATCATCCCACCGGTTGAGCATTACATTGCAACCAATACGATTTATCCGAACGATGATCCTTTGATTAGTAACATCATGTTGGATTTGTTCGTAGATATATTCTATACGGTTGGTGATCAGCATGATGAGTATGAAGCGGATATTATTCAGGAGAAACTCTATGCATTTACCGAGAAGAAGGTAAGAAAGCATTACAAAGGTCACAGTGTGATCTGGGAACAGCAGGCAGCATTACGTGGAACAACCGAATCCTCACAGCTTGACCGGTTATTGGTGAAGTTCTTGTTGAGTGACAACTTCTTCAAGTTCCAGTTTAACAATGCGTTATCTGCATTCCTTAAAGCAATTATTGAAACACAACTTACGTTTACCGTACAGAGAGTACAGTACAACTTTGATCCGGTTCGTGTTACCGCAGAGAAAGGACCGGATGGATTATCTGGAATTGATAAGCTGGAACAGATTCAGCTTAAGGTCGATGAGACCAAAGCAGTTCGTTCGTTTAAAGCACTTGAGGATGTGATCGGACGACTGGAAAAGAAGTATGGAAAGATCTCAGATGAGGAGATTGACTTCTATACAAAGTATTTATTCAACATGGATAAATTCCATAATGACATGATCAACTATACGTTTGCAAAGGAGTTTCGTGGGTTTACCGAACTTAAGTCTTGTTCTATCAGACAGGTAATGAAGCTCGTCATCATTGCAAAGCGGCAGTTATCAGACAAAGGCTATAAAGAACTTCAGTGGTTTATGAGCTCTCTCTTAAAGGGGAAGATCAGCAATAGACTACTACAGAATAGCAAGTTCATAAATAAGTTAAAGACGTCATCGACGTATACTCATCTGATTTCAGACAAGTATACGATTATGATTGAGGGGTTTAAGGACGATCCGATACTCAAGATAATTTCGAGAGCATTGAATAATAGCTACACCTTCGTCGAGTATGAGCAACCAGAGTTGACAGGCGAAGTGATTGTATTTAACGAAGATGTTATATCCGATGAATTACTCAATTTCATTGATGAGATTTAAGGTACGAAAATAAAAGGTTGTAGGAAGATACCTATGAGAATATGGTGTCTTCCTACATCTTTATTTTATATAAAACTATATATAATACTATTTCAACAAGGAGGTACGCAACATGTCAACTTTTAACTTGGAAGTAAACCCAAAAGAGATTGGAGAGAAGATTTTAGAGACTGAATACAGAGTTCTCGGTAAAGGCTTTCGGTTCCAAAACTTGTCTTCTGGTACACCAACAAAGGTAGAGTTCCCGGAGTTTATTGGAAACAAAGGAACGTTTCAGGTAAATACCCTTGATGGTATCACAGGGACAAAGCGTCGCATCAAGTTAATCACAGAGGCACCGAAGCCCACTGGAACAATGTATCTTAACGATATTGATGCGGATGATATTCATCTGGCTACTTGTAACCCATTACAACCGGGACTTCGACAGGAGTTATTTGTCGATGACAAGTGGGTAGGTGATGCTAAGATTGTAAACGAGATCATATCCATTATTCATGTAAGGCAGTTAGCTCTTACCTTCTGGTATCCGGAGGATAAGGATAACGAAGATGACCGGAAGTTCTTTAACCGGGTTGGTCTTATTGGATATATGCTTCGGACGATATTTGTAAAGTCCGGATACAGTGTTGGATATGAAGAAAACGAAAGCCCTATGGGAACAAAGGTTCCGTGCATCAATGTCTATTCTGGTAAATTGGTTCTCTATACGCTCGGTATAGACGAAGACCCATGGAGAATTACAACGATAACCAGAAGACATGTGATGGAAGTTGCTGAGATGGGACCGCTCGAAACCCTATTAGTCTTATTATGCCACACCATTAACTCTCTTGAATCAGGAGTCCCGATGTTTACGGATAACCTGTAAATAGATATTTATGATGGGGTAAACCAACGACTAATAAGGGGAATGGAGAAGTCTTACAAATGAACTTTATCAACCAGAAGAGACTCTGTCTTATAAAACTAACTAATCACGTTATGTCTTTTCTTAACATATCCATGCGTTCAGCGGTAGCTGGGATTGGAATACTTATATTTACGATCGGAATGGCTATCGCTGAACTTGGAAAACTATTAGTCAGAAAAGCGTTAAGGAGGTGAGAAAGGGAAATGGTAAGTGATAAAGCGGAACTTCTTTCGATTCTACAGAACAACCGAAATTGTATACCGGTTGGTACCAATCGAGTCAGAACCAGATGTGTCTTATGCGGGGATTCTAAACGAGACCCAAATAAGAAACGTCTCTATATTCTTTGTGATCCGGAAGACCGTGGTGCACCAGTTGTTTACAACTGTTTTAACTGCGGAGAACACGATGTATTAAACACAGAGATGTTATCTCTAATACTTGGGTCAGACAGCGAAGAAGAAAGTAGACTGTTACGAAGAATTAATAAGGCGGCGAAACAGGAAAGCGGTTCTTCTAGGGTAAATAAATACCGTGGAAGTAAAACCATTGATGTTGTTATACCACCGCCTAGGAAAATTGATAATACAATACGCAAAATCAAGTATATGAATAAGCGTATTGGATTTGTCGTGCCGTTAGAAGATTATGGCAAATTTAAACTAGTATTTAGTATCAAGGAGTTTTTACGGATTAACAATATCCCAATTGCTTCAAAATATGAGAGAGTAATTGACTTATACGAGAGGGATTATATTGGGTGGTTGTCTGTAAAGAATGAGTACCTTATTCTCCGAGATATTACTGGGAAGAATAAATACCGATATGTGAAGTATAACTTATTCGGTATTCAGTCCAATGCACATTCATTTTTCACTGTGCAGAATGGGATTAATACTATATCACAGAACCCAATACGGTTTGTTGTTGCAGAAGGTCCGTTTGATATCATGTCCATTGTCTACAATATATTTGGTGGAATACAAGCAGACCATATCTTCATGAGCACAAACCATGGGGCATTTTTAAATCCTCTATTGTATTATATCAATAAGGGGTTGGTTGGTTCTAATATCTATATTGATATCTATCGTGATTCAGATAGTATCATGGACTATAGTTTGTTAAAGAACCAGATGAAGATTTACACGAAGAACTTTAGGGTATATCAAAATTCCATTGGGAAAGACTTTGGTGTACCGAAAGGAGAATTTGAGATAGAAAGGGTATTGTGACTTGAAGACTTTAAAGATAATCCTGAGAAGATTTTGGGATATATTTACAGAGGCTATTGCATTTGGATTTGTAATCCTAGTGATATTCATATTCTTACTATTGCTAGGAGATACCATATACAAATACCGTGCAGAAAACATGGATGTTTATACTGGCACAGAAACGGAGGGATTATAATTGGAATACTTATGGAATTTGGCAAAGAAGCTGATAAGGTCTTTCATAGAAATCTTAATGTATTGCGTCTTTGCCGTATGTGTTGTGACACTGGTTGTCATAGCATGGTATGTCTGTGGAGCCGTTATTAAATTTTTCTTCTGATAACGGAGGTTTGGGGATAAATAACCACTAAAACAACTAACGAATGGAGGACTAACAATGAATGATCTTTTTGAGGTAATCATAAATATTCTTCTCAACTACGAGCCGATTGATATATTTTTGTTATGCTGCGGTGTTGGTTTGCTATGTATGCTGATCACATCGTCGATTGCAATTATTCACGAGCATCGGTTATCCTGTAAGATTGCAACTGAACTTCGGGATAATATCATTGAGACCAGAAAACGTACCAACTCAATCTACAATATGACCGGTATCTTGCATGAGAATCATTCTGTAGATGATGATACAAAGGCATATGGTCATGTTGTGGATAGAGATGAATCGTCTTTGTATCCGGGTATAAATGGAATGACTACAATGAATATTGAAGTACCACCTGCATTAAAACCGGAGCAGTGGAAAGAAAGGTTCGTGTTACCAAAGAATCGTGCAGAGAAGAAAGAGATCATCGCACTGGTTTATTCTCAATTAATGGAAGGATATGTAGAGTTCCATAGTGAGGAGGAACCGAATATAGTAAAGAGGTTTGGAAAACCCAAGAAGAAACAAGAAGACTGGGATGCAAAATGCGTTTCATTCATTAAGGAATTGGTGGAGAAATACGCATTAGAGCATAATATGTTTATATAAGGAGGTGATGTCATGTTTCAGTTTCTTATGACGGTTGCAGTTGCAATCGCTATTGATGTAACATATAACATCGTGAAGTTCATTTACGAATACAAGAAATTACCTGAACCCGAAGAAGAAAGGAGTGAGCTCGAAAAATGAATGGTGTATTATTCGTGATTTTTGCCGCTGTTGTTTGCGATATATGTATTCACGTATATTCGATTAAAATATTTGATGAGTGGTTAGTTAAAGTATACGGAACGATTCATAATATAGAAGACGCTATATGTCATATCAGACTCCTTACGGAAGATATATATTATAATAAACTTGACAGCGTTAATCATGATGATGATATTACCGTTACTTATAGGGATTTATTTAATGCATTGGATGAATACTTAGAAGGGGATTCTGCCAAGTTTGATGAGATACTACAGACGTGTGCTGATGCAGACCGTAAAGAGGGGAGGTATAAATAACCCATGCCTATTGAGGGAATTGCGTTTATGTTTGGATTGCTAATATTTATAGCAATTATGGTACATGGTTGGGCGTCCGCTAAAAGCGCAGAGTTCATAGGAAATATCATTCAGGATAAGATGGATGAACTTATAGATAATCTATCATTTCGTATGGATGAATTGTTAGAAGATTTAGAGAGAATCGACCGGGATGCAGAATCGGAAAATACCGATTGCCATGATGATACAGAACCGGTCGAATAACAACAGTTTGGAGGAAACAACATGAGAGTGTATATTGGAATACGAATGAACCGGAATATCGACAGAGGAGTAGACCATGTTAGTATGGGTGGATTTGGAGTCGTTGCCGGTGGGAAACCCTATTACTTTGATTTCTGTACATCATATGGAACTATCAGAGAATTAGACCCTTCAATTATTGATTTTGAATTGAGGGATGAGGATTTCAGCATCTGGGATGGTGCCGAAGAAGTTGTGAACCACTTGCATGAAATTACAAAGTTGGAAGAGACTTATGCATATGCAACATCGGGTGGTTCTGAGTTTACAGATTTAAAACCGGTGAGCATTCTCTATTTAAAATTCACTGATTGTGGTGAAGGAAAACGAGAAGAGTTTCCGGTTAGTAATAGTAATGTTAAATGTACTTGTTACGAAACTGATCATGACTGGCAGATTGATTATGAACTGTCTGATGATATACTTAATGAGTGTGTCAGACGTAGTGAAACGTATAGCGACAACATGAGCTCATTATTTGGTAGTGTCGGGACATCGTTTGATAGCATTGGAACATCTGTTACTGATAAAGACGTCAAAGAGGCGTTGGTCTCTTATAAAAACGGAGATACATCTAAACTTGATTATATCATTAAGACGTACTACGATTACGCTATGAACAAGCTCGTAGCACGGTGTCGGAAAGCCGTTGAAGAAAACAACGAGATGATTAATCAGATTTGTAACAAAGACGGTAGTTCTAGTGCGTTTAAAGAAATTTGGGAGCAAATGCAATCACCGTTAAAATTGGATCGTATGATAAAGCGATATGATGCGGCGGTTGAGATGAAGGATTGTCGTGTCGCTGATCCTGAGTTTGAAGCAAAGACATTTGACGAAATTGCTAAAGAAATTGACAAGAAAGAAGAGTAACTATGATAAAGATAACAGTAGACAAGCAATCAGAGCTAGTTTGGATGAACGAAGTCTTGTCGTCTGGTATGACACATATCTCATGTCCCTATACATTAAAGGCGTTTGGAGTAAGTAAGAAACAGTCTATCCAGTATGACCCATCGGAAACTTATGTCGATGATATAAAAGAAGAAAGGGAAGCTGTCAATAGACGGTTTGGACATATACCTTGGGATGTGAGAGAAAGGATACTAAGAAAAGAATACGAAGAGAATATGGTTCAACCTAAGGAAACAAAACGTAATATCTTGGTTGGACCATGGTGCAAAGGAGAGGCTTATGATTAGAGTTGTAGTAGACAAAGGGTCAGAGCTTATGTGGGTTCAACAAATTCTCGAATCTGGTTCAGAACATTGTGATT